AGATGTTAAGTTGTCGTTAGATTAGAATGCTAAAAGTCCTCAGTCCCTAGAGGAGGACTATAAAACCGAGTTAGGGAGAGTAATTCACTAAAGAATTTATGTTTGTCACTTGCTAGTTTTGACAACAAAAATAGAACTAGCATTTATTTTAAGGAGATAAGATGGCTAAATTTACAGTAACAGCTACCCAACCAGCAAGGTATAGCATTACTCTTGAAGCTAATACAGGAGTAGAAGCAATAGAGATTGCTAAAGAAACTAATGCTAGTGAGTGGGAGTTTGAGGGCTATGAAGATTGGGAACAGTATCAACTTAGCTCTGTGCAATATCGCTTGGAGAGCCTTAAACAGGAGTAACTATGAAACCATTTATTGATTTATGTAATGAAGTCGTAACAGAAATAGTTGATAAGACTAAAAAAGAAATGACAAAAACTAAGACTCCCTCGTCTAACATTGGACGCAATTTGGATTATGGCGAGGGTGGTCTTTCCTTTTTGGAAGAAAACTTTATAACCGAAGAAGAACTAGCAAATTGTTGTGAGTTTTGTGGCGAAGCTCTTGAAGATTGCACAGGCTATAAGTGTTGGATAAGATGAAAAGGATAGACATTTTCTTTTGTAAAAAGTTTGACGAGTATTGTTACGACTGTTTAATATACAATGAATTAGAAACACAAAAAAGTTTTTCTGAATACATAGAGGCTAATAAGAGTTTATTAGTTAGGCTTTATGTTGAGGAGAGAAGAAGAGAGAGGAAAGCGAGACTAAACTAATGAAAGGAGGAAATATGAGAAATATATTAATATTTAGTTTAATAACTATTGTTATTGTAGCTCTTAATTATACTTTATCTAAAAGGGTAATTGATGATTTACAAGATTCGATATCAGAACTACAGGATTTAGAAGTCTCTGTAGTAAATATGACAGGGCGAGTTAATGATTTACAAAACTCTGTAAATGTAGTGGTGGAAGAAGTTGAGAATCTTAATAAGTCTAAATCATGGACTACCAATAAATTAAGAAACTTAGAAATCTTTTCTGAAACAATGGACACAGAAACTAAGAATTTACGAGCAGACTTAGCTGACTTACATCTTTTAGTAGAGTCTTTGGATAGTAAAACTGAATCAGAGTTTGAAGTTTTATCTTCAAGAATAGAAGCAGAAATAGTTTCTGAAAATGAGGCTCTAGCAGACCAAGAAATTGAGACCCCTTATGAGGTATCAAATGAAGTGGATAAAGTCGTTGCTGAGCCTGTGGCTTGTCCTCAACCGGTAAAAAATAGGAGTTATTCTTACTTCATACAGAATGTTAGTTTGAAAAAGTCAGTTGCCTTTAGAGTAATCTATGACTTAAAAGATGGAGAAGTTTATAATGTTGAATTTGAATCTAATCCACCAACTAATTTAAGAAGACCAACCATTAGGTATCTGAACAGTTTATATTTTGCTGACGCAACTGCTCAAAATTGTTCTATACCTTTCAAGATAAATGTAGATTAATGAAGCAAACTATTATTTTAGATAAAGATAACTTCCAAAAGTTTGATAGGTATGTGGTTAAAAATCAAGATGATTTGAACTGGACTTACTCGGTAGAACTTTTACATAGTAGGTACAAAATAACACTATTAAATGGGGAAGCTATTTCCCTCTATGAAATAGTTAAACAAATGTCATAAATTTTATTGACAAAGTAATTTAGATATGCATAATTTTATATGTAAACAAGCCAAAAGGAGTTTTAATTATGGCAATACAAGAAGGAATAGCCTACTGGGCTAGCGTGACGACACCAAACACTAAGTTTGAGCCTGTGTATACAGTTGACTTAGTGGTTAGTGACGAAGTTGCCAACGACTTTGAATCTCGTGGTTATAAAGTAAAAGAGATAACTATGAATGACGAGGTTGTTGGAAAAGCAATAACTTTTAAAAGAAAAGTGAATGGTCCTAACGGAATGGTTAGACAAGCACCTAAACTTTTAGATGCAAATAAAAATCCAATAGATGAACTTGTTGGTAACGGCTCTAAGGTTAGAGTCCAATACAATGAGTGGGAGACTTCTAATAAGTATGGAGACTTCAAGGGTTTGGATTTCCAAGCTATGCAAGTTATTGACTTAGTGCAATATAAATCGGGAGATGGCTCTGAATTTGAAGCCATCGAAGGAGGAGAAGAATTCTAATGGTTATTAGTATTAGAAACGATAAAGGCGAAGCAACTAATTATGATATCAATTTGATTGCAGACCAACAGAAAAAAACCAGTGCAACTGTAATGGTAAATAAAGTTGGTAACTTGCAAGTCATACTTGAAGCATTAGATTTTGCAAGCCGTACTCATAGAGCAAACTTAGAAGACCTTTTAAAGGGTTGTCCTGAGGCGAAGACAGAAGAGCCGGCTACTGAAACCGAAGAGGAAGAAGAAGTCGAAGCTGAAACTGAAGTAGCGGAAGAGAAAAGCTAACTATGAGTTTTTGGGTAATGTATCCTAATATTACTCAGCATTAAATATAAATGGGGTGTCTTCGGATACCCTATTTTTTTGAGGGTCAAAGATGGAATCAGATTTAAAATTTAAAGATTGTCATTTGCCTTGTCCGGCTTGTGGCTCAAGCGATGCTTTGTCAGTAAATGAAAACGGCTCAGCTAAATGCTTTAGTTGCGATGAATTTTTTCCGAAAGGGGTAGAAGACACAGGAACAACGAAGAATAATAGTATGACGAAAACAGTAAGAGAACTTAATGCTCATGGTGGAGTCTTTGCTAAACTTACAGACCGAAGTATAGCTAGAGAAACTGCTGAGAAGTATGGAGTTAAAACAGTTTATGATAGTGCAGGGCAGATAGCTCAGCACATCTATCCGTTATACATAAACAATGAGCTGACTGCTAATAAGATAAGGTATGTCAGAGATAAAAAGTTTAGCTATGATGTAAGTCCACAAGGAGTTGGTCTGTTTGGACAACAACTCTTTAAAGAAGGTGGGAAGTATCTAACGATTACTGAGGGAGAGTGCGACGCAATGGCAGCCTACGAGTTACTGGGTAGTAAGTGGGCTGTCGTTTCTATTATCAAGGGAGCGGCAGGAGCGGTTAGAGACATCAAAGAAAACTTAGAGTATGTAGAAAGTTTTGATAATGTTGTGCTTTGTTTTGATAAAGATAAACAAGGCATGGAAGCAGCGAAGAAAGTTGCTAGCATTTTAAAACCGGGCAAAGCTAAGATAGTAACACTACCTAATGGTTACAAAGACGCTAACGATATGTTGGTTAAAGGTAAGTACAAAGAGTTTACTTCAGCTTGGTGGGACGCTAAAGTTTTTACACCCGGTGGTATCATTAGAGTATCAGAAAAGAAAGACCAATTCTTAGACCGTCCTCGTAAAGAAAGCATACCTTACCCTTGGGAAGGGTTAAATCAAAAACTTTACGGGCTTCGACAAGGCGAGTTAGTTACTCTTACTGGTGGTACAGGACTAGGTAAGTCTAGTGTAACTCGTGAGCTAGAACATTGGTTAATTAAAAACACCGAAGACAATGTAGGTATCATAGCCTTAGAAGAAGATTGGCGAAGAACAGTAGATGGTGTCTTGTCTATCGAAGCAGATGCTCGTTTGTATGTTGACCAAGAACGAGATAAGTTTGATGAAGAAACTTTAATGGATATGTTTGATAAAGTTTTTGAAGACGATAGAGTTTTCATTCATGCTCACTTCGGCACTAATGAGATAGATGATATCTTTGCTAAACTTAGATACTTGATAGTTGGTTGTGACTGCAAATGGGTAGTAGTAGACCACCTACACATGCTTGTTAGTGCCTTGGGTGAAGGAGATGAAAGAAGAGCCATTGATAATATTATGACTAGGCTTAGAAGTTTAGTTGAAGAAACTAATGCCGGTTTAATTTTAGTCTCACACCTAAGAAGAGTTGATGGTAACAAGGGACATGAGAATGGTATTGAAGTTTCATTATCACATTTACGAGGCTCAAATAGCATTGGACAACTTAGTGATTGTGTGATAGCCTTAGAAAGAAATCAACAATCAGACGACCCTGATGAAGCTAGGACAACTCGATTAAGAATATTAAAATCAAGATACACTGG